AAAATTGAAAGTCCCTGAAATACCAAGAGGCATACCATCGCTAAAGCTCCCTTGTCCAAATGGATACACGAGGAAGACAGCAAAGGATGCTGCAACAGGTGCGGAATAAGCTACACATATCCATGGTCTCATTCCGAGTCTATAACTAAGTTCCCATTGACGTCCCATGTATGCAGAGATACCGATGAGAAAGTGGAACACAATAAGTTGATATGGTCCTCCGTTATACAACCACTCGTCGAGGGTTGCAGCTTCCCAGATTGGGTAGAAGTGAAGACCGATTGCGTTGCTTGACGGGACAATCGCTCCCGATAT